TCTTCTTTAGTATATTTTTTTAAATCAGGAGACTGTTTAATAACTTTTTGCATAGCCATTCTTGCTAAATGTCTAGCAGTAGAATAACCTTGTCCATGCTTTCCAGCAATCGCGGACTTTTTAGGTTTGCCGGTTACTTCAAACGGCGGGTTCGACTGGTTGTGGTTCTGTTCCATTTGTTATGTCTTGTGATACATCTGGTAAAGAATCTTGCTGATTAAAAAAATTTTTAGCTACCTCTTCTTTTTTTGCCTCTAATTCAGCTGATAGTTTTTCTCCCATAGCAGCTGCGAAATGATTGAAGGCTTCGGGTGTAATCTTTCCGTCAACTAAACTATCTACAATGTTTTGTGCGTGTTCAGACATATATTTCCTTTAACGATTATTTATTTATATCAAAAACTAACCTTCCGTTTCATTACTTAATTCTGTAGATTGTAATGAGCCAGGGGTTTGTTGCATAGGAGCGACTGGTTCAGCAGCAATTTCTTGTTCCATTGTTTCTATTTCATCATCATTCATTCTGAGTATCTCACGTCTTATATAATTTTTACTATAATAAATTCCAATATAAGGTTGCATTTGATTTAACAAATCAATTCTGTTCCTTAAATTTTCAGAAGATTTAAGCTCTTCAAAATACTGATTTTGAGCATAACGATAACTTATCTTTTCTTTTAAAATTTCCCAATCAGAATCAGTAATAATCCTTTTAAGTATTAATTGAGTTCTCAAAATATCATTAAACAAAGTGTTAAATTGTTTTCTTAAACGATTGATAAACTTTGCAAATTTATATTCTTCTCTATTAATTTCTGCTGAGCGTCCAAAGTTGAATCCAGACTGTTGTTGAAATCTTGAAAAAGGAATATTCAACGATTGATAAACTTTGTTTTGAAAATACTCAATATCTGCTATCTGTCCAAGGTTTTCACCCCCAGCAAGGGTAGTAATTTCTGTGCCTCGACCACCTTCTCTTCTCGGCAACCAAAAGTCTTCCAACATTGTCATAAATTTACGATCATCTTTTATCTCTCCTGTAGATGAATCGTATACAATTTTATTTCTATACCGAGCCATCACGTCCTTCATATACTGCTCTGCTTTAAGCTTTGGAAGGTTGCCAATGTCAATATAAAATATTCTTCTTTCTGGAGCTCTAGCCAGTCTATAAATTACTAAAGAATCAGCCATCATCTTTAATTGATTGACTGGCTTTATTGCTTTGTGCAAGTATCCGAGTACTAAATTTCTATCTAAGTCTAACATTCCGGAAGGACAAAAAACTACAGTATCACTAGAAATCCTTATGCCTGAGTTAGAAGTTTGAGGCGTCATGCCTACAGTAGTATAACTTAATCCTCTATCATTATAGATAAAAAATTCATCTACACTTTTAATTAGATCTATGCCAGATGTTGATTTTTCTTTTTTGACTTCTCTAACTTTTCTAATCTTTTTTGCATCGAGGTATCTTAATTCGACAATTCCTTTTTTAGGATCTTTAGTGTCGATTAATTTTTGATAATATATTCTACCATCTACGTACCAACGTCTAAAAATATCGTGAGCTTTTTGGTTAAAATCAAGAAGCTCAGTTACATTTGTAAACTCTTCTCTAATTTGTTTCTTCAAAGAGTCAGAAAGATTAATGTTGTCTAAATTAATAGTTACTGGAGGTTCTTCATCCACTGCTGCAATTGCATCATTTACTATTTCTTCTATAGCATTATCGCAATCCGGATAATTAGAAATCTCTCTATACTTTGTAATTAATTCAGCCTCAGAACGAGTAGAGGCATCAATGTCAACAAAGGTACCGTAATAGCCACCTGCACTGACAGTTGATACCCCATCGTCTGCAACAGGAGTAGCAAATGACTGTGATGTTAAGTCAGGCTTCTCCTGCTTTTGAATAGTAAATCCAAATAAGTTAATACCAGCCATAATAAATTTTCAGTTTAAATTAAAGTCTGTTAAAAATACCACCAAGTATACTTCCAAGACTACCGCTTTGTGAACTAGATGTAGCAAACGATTGATATCTCCAAGTGCAGGTAAATGTTGAAATTGTATCGTTTGCACCAAAGTCAAGACCAACTGGCGATAGATCAATTGGAAATGCATCTCTCAATACATAGGACTTTAGAATATTACCATTTTTGTCTAACTGAAATATATCAAGATTTCTTTGATATTCTGCTGGATTTAGTCTACCATTCTTAGTTTGTAAATCCTCCATTCCAATCATCCACTGCTCAATTGCATTTCTTACAGACATTTGAGCATCATTGAGAACAGTAATTGTCCACGGTGCATAAATTCTATCACCAGTAAACAACACTTCTCTTCCTCTGTAAAGAACAGTTGCTGGGTTAATTGTAGAACCCGGAAGTTCAGCAATATTAACTAAAAAAGGTGCTCTTGCAACGGCTGTTGCAGCTTGCGATACATACGTCGGAAACGATAGTTGTACCGCAAACTGATTAGGACGAAGTCCGCCATTAGTAAGAGACGACTTAAAACGCTCTACGTTAAAAACTGTTGACATCTATATCTCCTTAGGCTCCGACTTCTTCGAACGCAATTCCTGTTCTCGTTGCTACAAAGTTCAGTTGGATGAAGTTAATCGAGCGAGCAGGTTTAATGAAGATATCTGCAACAAACTCATTGCGGTCAATCACTTCTCCGGTGTTGTTGGTTTCATCACAGACCACTTTGAAGTCTGTAATACCACGACGACCCTGAACATCTCTTAAGAACGGCTCAACGAGGTTTCTGAATTGTGCTCTAGTGAATGCATCGTTAAATTCAAATAATTGAAATTTAGAAGCAGTAGCAATTGCTTTTTCGAGAACAATAAACAATCTACGAACATTGATTCTATCAAACGCAGAAGGTTTAGCAAGCAAAGTCTTATCACCAAATAGTACTGTTCCATTTCCTGGGAAAGTTACGACAGGATTTACACCCTTCTTATAGAGTGTGTCTCTATCAGTCTTACCTGGGGAGAAAGGAAGCTTAACAACGTTCTTAATCTGACCTCTATTAAATCCACCAGGTGAGAACCATGGATCTGCTACAAAGTCTGTGCGAACGCAAAGACCAGCAGTGTCTCCATTTAGCGGAACATATCTGTAAACGTCATTATAACGATCGTATTGATACTTCCAACCCGAATCTAGTACACCGTAAGAGGTTGAAGGTAGATTATTTCTAAAATCAACTGCAGCAGCAGCTTCATTTCCGGCATTGTTTACAACATCCGACAACTCAGGCGAAGCAAACACAACGCAATCTTTTCTTACTTCAGCAATATTGTTGATAACAAACGTAACAGTAGCAGACGATGCACCCCCAGTTGGGATTAGCGAAACATCATAAAGCTCATCATTAGCAAACGTTGCATAAGCAGATTGCACGTTACCAGCTGTAGCTGTTTCAGATGCGGTACCACCTTCAAACGACTGAGTGATGTTGGCAGTATTAGTAGTATTTGCAAACGTTACACCTGCAGCCTGCGAACCCCAGTTGCTTGTACCAACAACGTTTGCTGTATGTCCACCCCACCAAATGTACTTGGATTTGGAATTGATGACATTTTTATAAAAGTTTGTTGTTCCGTCCGGAAGTTTTGCATCAGATGCTTTAGAAACAAACGAGAATCTTTCCAAAACTTCGCCTTGGTTTCCAGTAAACAATCCGTCTTCATCAATAACAATAACATGGAGTTCGTCGTTTGCACCACCAGCAGCAGCTGTGTAAGCAGAAGTACTGGGAGCCTCATCAAAGTTGGCTTTGTAAGTCCAGTTAGTAAATGTATTTGCATCTGCCAAAGAAACTTTAAGTGAATTACCTAATAGTCCAGGATACTTTGCGTAAAAACCTATAGTAGATGAATTAGTAGAACTATTAGCTTCATAGTCAGTTAGATTTTCAACTAAAGTAGCGTTAGCTGTGAGCTGTGCGTTAGCTTTAGCAACTGCATTCTTTGCAGAGCTTCTATCTACCACACGAATTAATTGCAAATTATTTCCATAAGACAAGAAATTTGCAGAGGTGAAAAACGAAACGTAAGTATTATCATTAGGCTTTCCGAATCTTTCCACAAGTGATGCTTCGGAGTCTACTGTTACAACTTCGTTAGCAGGACCCCATTGGAAAGTTCCAGCAAAACCTCCTGCGGTTGTGGAAACCGAAGGAACTAAAAGAGTTAGATCCTTCTCGGTAACCAGTACGCCCGGTGAGAGCTGAAATGCCATTTTAATCTCCTTATAATGTTATGTTTACATCATAACAAAAATTTTACTTTATATTTATAAATTATTTTATTTGTGCTTAAAAATGCTTTGTTTTTAAGAATTCGTCCAAATCTTTTTGATATTTGTCTGTTAACCACAAATCTCCATCTTTAACTTCAAACTCTGGATCATCCTGATCAACAGAAGGAATGAACCCAAAAGGTGTGAGTTCTTCTTCTATTTGGTGAATTTGTTGGCTGTAGAGAGCTTGTCTGTTGTTAGCGTTCATTAAATCCTTAAAATAAGGATCATTTGAAGCCCACGAAAACAACACAAGAGACATAGTTAAATCATCGTGATACCCTTCATCTGCCTCATATGAACCTCTAGCTTCTACAAAGGTTGATAATTCTGAAATAACATCACTATCAAACACCAAAAGCTTACTTTCTTCTATAAGAGATTTTAATGTTTGACAACCAATTCTTTTTATTTGCTTAGTAGTCCTTACTCCTAATGTAGCATTTCTTCCAGTGCTGGATAATACTTGACCATATCTAGTATCGTGACCTACCCAAATCATATTCTCATACTCTAATTCATTATGAATAATGTCTGCTACTTGCTGACCTATGTCATTTATTTCAACTAAAATAAAAGCATTGTTGTAATCTTTAGCTGTTTTTACAATAACATCGGGATAAAGCAAAGGACTAATTTTGTTATTTTTATATTTTGCCACAATTGCAAAAGGATATGCTGTGCAATCTATCACTGTAAAAGCTGAATAATCTCCACCCACTCCTCTTGAAGTATCTACTGATACAAAATATGAATGTTCTTTATCTGGCTCTAAAATTAGATCTAATCCGTCTTTTTGATAAACAAAGTGTTTTGAAGAAAGACGAGAAATTGTATCGGCATTAATTAAAGTATTGCTAGAACCTAGGAACGAACAAAGAACCTCCTGGTTAAATTTTATATCCCCTAAAATTAATTTCTGCTCAGCTGCCCATTTTTCATCTCTACCTGGGATCATCCAATAAGGTATTTGCTTTGAAATAAAACCGTTTTCACCTTTTACTGCCTCATTCCAAAACTTCCAAAAATGATTATATCCTAAAGGAGTAGAAGTCAAGAGTACTTTGGTTGTTTCACCTGCCATAATTGTAGGATATGTAGAAGTAAAGAATTCTTCTGCTACGTTATTTGGAATAATTGCAGCCTCATCAATATAGAGCCAGTTTACAGATTTACCTCGAATACCGGATGTAGCAGTTGCAGCTGTAAAAATTCTAGCACCATTTTCTAATTCTACATCACCCTTATTCCAGGTTTTTATTCCTTGCTGCATCCATAGAGGTAAATTTTCATACATTATTTGATAGCGGTGAAGTACTTCTCTTGCTGAAGCCGACTTATTTGCCAAGATAGCTACAGTTTTATTGTGATTAAAGAGAGTATAGTGAAGAATACAAGCAGCAGAGGTAATTGTTTTTCCTTGCTGCCGTCCTTCCATAATAATAACTTTTCTATTATTTAAAATAAGATTTACTTTATCTTTTTGACAATCGTAGAGTTTAAAAGGAACTAAGCCTTTATCTAGCGACACAATAAAGCAATAGTTTTCAATAAAGTAAATTGGATCATCTTTGCAACGAAGGATTTCCTGGACTTGCTCGTGAGAATATTCGTGAACGTATCCAGGTTGCTTTAGACTAGTGTTGCCATTGTAACTATTTTTTTGGGTCATTTTCTGTCTTTTTGTTGTTTATCAATTTCATCAACTCAGATGTCGACCCAACAAATACATTATTTGTTTGATTGGTTACCTTAGACTTTTCATCTTCCACATCTTTCTTTTGCTTATGGATACCCATTAATTCTTTAGCTATTTCAGATTGTGTTTTTAAAAGCTGGCCAGCAACTTCGTATGTTCTTGGTGTTTCGGAGTTTTTAGCTAAGTGAATAAGTTCATCCAATACGTCTTCATTTTTAGATATAAGACCTCGCAATGTTTGCCTTGCTAATTGAAAGTCGTCCTCCTTTTCATTAACATTTACGGACGGACTAATGTTGATTTTTTCAACACTATGGTTTGTCGGTTCAACGTTAAAAATATTATCTAAAGCTTCAAAAGGTTTCATTTAAAAATCCGTAAAGGTTTCAACAAAAGAAGTAACGTTTCCTTGGGTTGCGTTTTGAGGATCAACTGTTACTTCATAGGTTTGAATTCTATCTGTCATTTCTGGATTATTAAACATTTCGGTATACACAGTTTTAATAATACCAGTTTTAGAAATAGGACCAAAGAAATTAAGCTTAACAGTAAAATCTAATGTCCATACTATTGCTCTTCTTTGTGTAAAGTCTCCCTCGTACTGATCATCATATCCAATATTGTTTAACACTATTTGCATGTCATTTTTTATGTTTAATGCTGGAATAGCATTTATAGACAAATTAAAATCAGGATTAAAGTAAGGTAAAATTTGCTCTACAATTTGCAGACCATCATCTTGGTTTTTTGCATAGATGTAGAGAGACATTTGAAGGTTGTATGGAGAAGGAGCATATTGTGAGTTAACAGTACTTGAAGTGTTATTAATAGCTCTATTTTGTTGAATTAAGCTTACCCGCCTTGAAGGATCATACTGGACTGACAACATTTCAAAAGCCATCCTAGGTAATAAGACTTGCTGGACTCTAGTTTCTACAGTAGGCAATGCTTCTATTCTAGATATAAATTTTTGTCTAGGTGCATAAGCTAGCGGTACTTTTATAGTTTGTACTACATCTCCATTAGCATTTTTTCTATCAATTAAAATATTATTAAACATATTGCCAAATGCAATGACTGATTTTCTAATTGTAGAATGATAGAATTTTTGTAACATTATTGATTATACACTTCCCCAAAAGGATTTTTTTCTGAAAAATCTATTACAGAAAAGTTGTCATCAAAATCTTCGTTTTGAGCAGCAGCATCAATATCTCTAATTACATAGCTTTCTAATATTAGCGAAGAAGGAGTTTCATATTCTAATAAGAAAGCATCTCCCGATTCTAGTAATACTTCGTATTGTGAGATATCTAAGGACAAAGAATCTTCAATATCGTCGATTGCAGCATTGCCAGTATCGATAGCCTCTGAACTGTATTGATACAATTCACAATCTAATTCATAAACATATAATTTGCCAACTTGATAGAATGGGTCTAATGCTCTAACTTTTCTAATTTCAAAATAAGACTTAGTTAAAGGAAAATATATTAAATCTCCTTCAGCTGGCCTAGTTGTTAAAATAGCGTTTCCATCTCTACCCACCTCTTGATCCCATCTTCTTCTTGAGACAACAAAAGTCGCCGAGTCTCTTATCTCTACTCCAAATTTAGTCAAAAGATCGCCCTCTCCTTCAAACCCATTTACATTTTTCAAATACATTTCTAACATATAGTTACTATCAAATTTGTTTAAAGGGTCTTCGGTTAAAACATTATCTCTGTTGACAGTTTTTCTAGGTAAGTAAAAAGTTTCAAAACCATAAATTTTTAAACATTCAATAATAATATCTTCCACAAGATATTGCTCAGAAGATCTTCCTATATTAAATCCAGATTGAAAGTAATGGTTAATCATTTTTAATTTTTTTGTTGACTACCCGTTGACATTCGAGTAGAATTTGTTTGTGGGCCTTTGAATTAGCCTGTAAAGAAATCAACCGGTAGTTGATATCTACTAGAAGCGTCTTCCCTTAGAATTTTTATTTCTTCTATTGCTTCGTCATAAATCTTTTGACCATTAAGAGTAACGCCACCAGGTAATTGTACCCCTTCAAATTTCTTAAGGTTTATTCCCCACTGTCTTTTTATTAAGGCAGTTAAGTATTCTTTTAAAAACATATCATTATAAACGTCTGTAAAAGTATCCGGATTCAATACTCTATAGCATTCTATAATTACATATTCTCCCTCCCTTACATCTTGATCCCAGCTCATATCCACATAAAGCCTATTCATGTGTCTATTAAATCTAACGGGCTTTACTCCAACTAATAGATCATTAATTAGTTGTAATTGGGTTTTAATTTGAGAATAGTAGATTATATCAGTAGATTGTAAGGAATATAGATCACTTAGAAGTATTTGATATCTTATATCAAACATAGCAATTCCCCTTGTTCTTGATGTAAAGGGAAGTACTCGTGAAACTGAAACTATAGAATCGTTGAGTGTGAAATACTTGTTATCTAAATTACCTTCAACAATTGAATTATATGGAGGGGCGTGATTAGATATAGAGCCTAATAGATTTTCACCAGGAATGAAATCTCCATTCCTAGATTTAATTTTTATTTGATTGTTTCCAGCTACGGTGGGAATTGAAACTATTACAGCAGTAGCACCAGATGTTTGGCCTGTAATAGTTTCTGAAACGGTGTATTGTGAAGCTGTGTTAGCTCCTATAGTTACAGTGGAATATTTTATCTGTTCTTTGAGGTATACTAATTCTACAGAATCAAAATGATATTCTCTATAAAACTGAAATGCCTCATCTACGCGATCTTCGACTTGATCGTCATCGACGTTAATTTCTAAAACTGGATGTCCAAGCTGCCTTAAGCAGTAATCTATAAGCTGTTGTCTGGAAGAAGGATTTGCCATAGTTTCCCTTTTTAGTTATATTTATATTTCTGGGAAAAGGCACTCCTGGATGAATTTTTTTACAGTTTCCGCATCATATCCCAAACTTTCCATGACTCTAGGAGTATGTGGATTTAATTTTTGATTTTTACAATACCAGTTTTGCTGATTTGTAAAATCGTATTTCTTTGTTTTTTCATCAAAAGATTCTCCAGTCCAATGTAAAAAAACATTATCGAGGTAATGCGTAAGAGTTTTTTTAGACAAATTTAGTACAATGTCAAGCTCTTCTTCGGTGTTTATATTTCCAGCTGCTATCATTCTTTCGCTAAAAATATTTCTTGCCCACTCTGGAAGAACTCTCGGCTTACTCCACTCTAAATCCTTAACCTCATCTACAAACCACTTTAATAACGGGTGGTCTTTATCTCCAGCCGGACTGAAATCGTGAAATGCACCTGTAACTTTATTAGGTCCAGCAATTAAATCAAAACCGTAAATTGGAGCAGAATCCCAAACTTTAGGAAAAATACACAAATGCATCATATAAAGCTTTTTTGTATCTCTAGCATCTACAACATCTAAATGGGCTCTACGAATGTGGCCACTAGTGTACACTAAATTTTCCCAATCGAAGGGATGAGTTTCTCCGGAAGGAAATGCTCTTGAATCTAAAATAGATTTAAAATCTTTAGTGTGCTGTATCAGTTTTTCGAATATTAAACTCATTTGCCATATCTTCAAAAAGATCTATTGCATATTGCATTGCTACGTTTGCTTCTAGTGCCATAGACATATCAAGTTTCTCTCTAGTTTTTGCAATAAGTTCGGATTTATTTTCAAACTCATACATTGTGCCAGAACCTGGTACGGATTTCTTTATAATTTGGCCACCAAACATATCTCCAAAATGTCTAACATAAATGTGAGCTAAAAGCATTTTAGGGTTGTGGTGCGAAAGATCTAAAAGGTAATCAATATATTTTTTTGTTATAGGAGAAAGGTAGCGAGGACCAAATTTAAGTTCATCTAAATCTTTTTTAATTTTTTCGCTTCTACAAATACCCTCTATACCTTCTAAAAGGTTGTTTGTGGTGCATTCTTTTTCGAGCTGGAAGTAAATTAAGTAAAGATTGTATAAAAAACTACCATAAGTATCCTCACTAATATTTCCTGAAAA